TTTGGTATCGACATCCTCACTGTTTGTTTTGCTTAGAGGTAAGGATGTAAGTTCTCGAATAATGTTTACACAATTACTAAAGATACGAATCTTAGGGCCGGTTTCAGGATCAACACGCAAACGTTTATGAATTTCTAGTTTACCACGAATACGATTTTTATCAGCAGGAATAAAACGACAACCTGATTTATTAATTAATTCAGCAATAGTAAGACCACTACCAGTTCTATTCCAACAAGCACCATCAAGAACAGAAATGATTGGCGCTGGATCACCATCTTCCATTTGGCGTATGCGAACACCAAGTTCATCACCATTTTGACGAGTAATATAAAGTTCACGATAAATCCAAAGATTGTCGTCGTGATCTAACGCGCCCCACAAAACACAGGATGGACTTGTGAACCCATAGTCAGCCGCCCTAACTCTGTACCATCCTCTTGGTATTTCAAATGGATCGACAACATGATGATAACGAGTAAACTCGCTAAATGCTGCGCCTTCCGCAATATCCCAATCACCTTCTAATAATCTCTTTCTTTCTACTTCTGGTAAGGACAGCAGCATCATTTCGTATTCGCCACTGTGCAACAGATATGGATTGTCAGTTAATTTAGCAGGAATAAACTTTCGAGTAAACAAAGGTTCGTCTGCTTTTTCGGAATGGTTTAAAGGATAACGTAAAACCTTTCCAGTAGTAATATCTGTAGCCCAAAAGGGTTTATTAGACGGTGCTGGGTCAATATAAGTTTTCTTTACCCAATCATGCCCCGGACCACCGGGGTTAGCTGTCGCTCGCATGTACGTTTTAATCTCTGGATTTGTAGTACGCAAGCGTGAACGCAAGTAATCCCAAACATACGGACTTGGATAATGTGTAATTTCGTCAATACCAATCCAAGTAAACGACTGACCTTGGTAACGACTTACATCTGTGTCCTTGTCGAGATAAGAAAATAGAGCGGTTGCTCCAGAAGGAAAGACCCATGTACTCTTTGCCTCCTTAAACACTGCTCCTTCAAAAGCCTTTGGATAAAATTCTTTACTTTTCTGTATAAGTTCTGTCAATTCTGCTAAAGTACGGCGCAGCAGTAGCGCACGATGATCACTTATGTGTGCAAATCTTAGCAGATCAGCAAGAAGAGCGTAGCTTTTACCACCTCCTGCGGCTCCTCCGTATAGTACATCACTCTCAGGTGATGCTAAAAACTCAGTTTGTGGACCGGGATTGGGTTGAAAAGCTACGTCATTGTTTTCAAGCTGCTGTTTTAGACTTTCTGGAGCAATTTGTACCAGATCATCTGTCAAAACCTGCTTACCTTTTACAGCAGCCTCTACTCTTTTAAGTTTTCTACGTCGTTGTGTGTTTGCTTTTAGCTGTTTTTCTACAATCTTCTTTATATTTTTAGGATTACGACTGCGATTGTAGGGGCTTTTAGCTTCGCCGGGTTGTTTCTTTGGTCTTCCGGCCTTGCCTTTACTCGTTTCTGTCATCTGGATTGTAAATTTCTACAGGTTCATACTGACTTTTCTGTGGTAAAACTACAACAGCGTGTATATTTTTAGTTTCAATAACAGCTTCCTGCTTTTTGTTTACACCACTACGATCTAAAATATCCTGTGCAGCACGAAAGCGTAGTTCTGTGCGTCCAAGAGGCTCGCCTTCATTGTGTGCTGCGGTCATAGAATCAATAATCTGTTGCACTGCGCGTGGAGAAGTGGCTGCTAGTGTTACTTTTGCACGTTCAATAATCTCGTTACGCATCTGTGTAAGAACATTAGGATAAGATGTTTCAGCATATCCAGCAGCAATACAAGATTGTCTAGCATTATTAAACGTAACTGGATTATCAACGTCAAAATAATGCGTTAAAAAAGACACCTGTTTATCTGTAAGCTGTTTATCTTTCTTAACCAGTGATTGCATGAGTTGTATAGCCAATGTCTAATTTTATTTTTTAAAAAAAGACATCACTCCTTTAAAGTTTTAAAGATTGTTATAATAATTATTATTATAATAGTTATTATAATGATTATTATTATAATTATTATTATAATAACTATTATAATAACTATTATAATAATGATTATTATAATGATTATTATTATAAATATTCTTTAAAGGTATATTAATATATCTTTTAATAATATTATTATACCCCGGTTTTAAGGATTTGTCAAGCCCCCTTCTCAATGTCTTTGTTAATAGGTTTATTATAGCATATTTTTAAAGCAAAGTCAATAGTTATTGTTATTATTGTTATTTTTACAAAGTTTGAAAATTTAAAAAAATTTTTGCGGGATTGCTATATATATATAGGGGTACCCCCCGTGGCCCCCGCCCGCCCCCCCTTGCGAATAATTATTAAAATCATTCCAATATATGATCGGCCACCACTTGCGAATGCTTCTCAATACCATTGCGAATGGTTCTTAGAATCATTCTAAACTAGACTTGCGAATAATTCGCAATAACCCCTACCCCTACATGGTGGCATGGCCGATAGAACAAAACGTGAACATTCTTTCAGCGACCATTGTGTGACATTATTGCAACACTATTCGAAAATCTTTCTAACATTGTCAGAATATTGTTGAAGTGTGACATTTTTGCAACATAGCGTTTAATCGCTCATAAATGCCCCTCAAAATCGTTTCGATGATTCCGTGTATCATTCCACCTAGTGACCCCTTCAAATCATTTTATGGGCTATTTCTGTGGCAAGAACATTGTGAGAACATTGTAAGAACATTTGCAGAACATTGTTGCTTGTTTGCTACTGTCAACATTTTACCAACATTATCCCAAACATTCCAAAGACTTGTGACAATTTTGCAACACTCTGTTATATATATATATGACTATGTTCTGACCGTTCACAAATTGTAACATCTTGTAACAATTCGTGATTAGGCCTTTCCGGTGGGCGTCTATAATCTATCAATCATCGAAACGACGACGCCGGCACACCTAAGCCGGAAGAGACATAAAACAAAAACGGGAATGCAAGCGGTATCCGGCGAACCCAAGTGCTGGGCAACGTCTAAAGGCGAGGACCGTTAAGCATGTGAAGCTATCGGGCGAGCCTATGAGAATAGGCACAAAAATAGTTAGGCCAGCATATCTGGCACTATGCGCTTTGGGTTGTACAGGACGTTAACCCTATAGGCTTACAGACCGTAATGGTCGCACGACGTTGGTAGTCGTGCCTGATGAGATACCCGAAACCATGGAGAACGACATGCAATTCCTCAAAGAACCAAAAGACTACGCGAAAGAGTTGTCGCCATTTCTTAACATCATGTCGCTTGACGATATTGTCGAGCGGGTTGCTAGATTTCCGGGGGCCGGGCCTAAATACTTGAACGAATTAAGAACGGCCCTAGTGCTTGAATCCGGCGAAGCGACGACGAGATAACAACCACGGGGGCGCGCCAATCCCGGCGCGTCCCTACATTGAACTGGAGAAAAACAAATGAACAAGTCAGATATTTACCAACAAGTCGCCGATAAGATCGTCAACATGATGGAAACCATGGGCACTAATTGGGTGAAACCATGGGCCGATCTTAATCAACCGATTAACCTAGTATCAGGCAAACCCTATCGCGGATTAAATGTATTGTTTCTCAATATGTCGGGATATTCTGACACAACGTGGGCGACGTGTAAGCAATGGGCCGCAAAAGGTTACGCGGTGCAGCGAGGCGAAAAGGGAACGACGATTACTTTCTACAAACAATTGAAAATCAAAGACAAGGAAACGGAGAAAGATAAAACGGTACCCTTGCTGCGAACTTATACGGTATTCAATGCGGCGCAAGTCGCCGATGAAAACGGCAAAGCATACACAACGCAAAGAGCCGCGCCACTATCTGAAAGCGAGCGGAGTGCAAAGGCTGATGCTTTCATTGAAAATACTGGCGCAAGTATAAATCACGCGGGCGATGTTGCTTGCTATGTTCCAAGCATTGACCTAATAATCATGCCAAAATATGCGGCCTTTAAGAATGCCGCTGCATACTATGGCACCATGTTTCACGAGCTTGCACATTGGACAGGGGCCAAGCAACGCCTCAATAGACTAGACGCTGGAACTTATGCTTGGGAAGAATTGGTAGCCGAATTGAGTGCAGCGATGACATGCGCCGCCTTGGGAATTGAGAGTGTCCCACGTGAGGACCATGCTAAATATTTAAACGCATGGATTGCCCGTATTAAAGATGATCCAAAAGCATTAGTCCGCGCCATTACCAAGGCAAAGCAAGCAAGCGAGTATCTTGAAACCTTGCAGGAGGAAAGCGACGATGCTATGCTAATCGTAGCCTAAGCAA